AACATGGGCGTAATTTCGTGGATAAAGGAGAAATTCAAAATGCTGTTTAAAACGGACGCTGAAAAGGCTTTTGGTGTGGAAACGTACCTGTCGCCGGAAATGGACGCTGCTATTAAGCTATGGCAGCAGTTGGAGAGTGGTAAGCCTCCGTGGGTAGATGGGGATACCAAAACAATCCGGTTTTCAAACACTGTGGCCAGGGAGCTGTCTAAGCTAGTCACACAGAATATTGACATTAAGGTGCAGGCCAAGTATGGGATTGGGGAAACGGCGGCCAAAATCCAGAAAGCCATTGACAATTATTTCCTGAAGAACGCTCAGGAGATTATTGGCAATCAAATCATGCTGGGTGGTGTGATGGCGAAGTGGAACGGTAAGGGAATGGACTACATACCGCCGGATCGGTTCCTGGTGACGGAGTTTGACAGCAACGGGGATATACATGGGGCAATCTTCTTCTCCTACTACCAGAAAGAAAAAAAGTTCTACACAAGGGCAGAATGGCACAGGTTCGAGGATGGCACACAGAAGAACGAAGCCGGAGAAATGGTATCGGTCCGCATTTACTGGGTGTCCAACAAAGCCTTTGTGTCGGACCAACAGGACCAGATCGGCCGGGAGACCACACTTAAAAATACTAAGTGGGCGGATATTGTGCCGGAGTTTACAGCGGAGAACCTTGAAAAGCCTTTATTCGTATACATAAAGAATCCATACAGCAACACCATAGACTCTGACAGTCCACTGGGAGTATCCTGCTTTTCAGAGTGCATAGAGGAGCTTCGGTGGCTGGATATTGCAATGAGTACTATGGGTATAGAAACAGAGGATTCGGCACCTAAAATGATTGTCGGGCAGTCTGCAATACAGTATGCGAAAAATAATGGGATTAAACTTCCGAGAATGGTGCTTAATACTGGACTGGACGATATGACAGACAAACCATTTGAGCAGTGGCAGCCACAGTTGCAGGTGGCGAGCCGGACGGAGGGCATTAATTTCTATCTGAATATTATTTCTGCAAAAGTAGGGCTGGATACCGGGACTTTCGTGTTTAACGGTCAAAAGGTGGTGGTTGCCACAGCTACCCAGATAGAAGCCACAGAGCGAAAGACCATCAATACCATGATGATGTATCGTCAAGTCCTGGACAGGCCGGAATCGAACGGAGATGGGCGCGTTGGGGTGATACATGATATTGCGTATATCATTAACGCCATGGAAGCTATTAACGGCGATATAGCCCCATCCGAATTTGGAAACTATAAGCTGTATGCTGACTTCGGCGATCCATTCAGCAATAAAGAAGAGGACAAATTCTTTGAGCTGCAGCTTGCTAACCAGGGATATATGGCAAAGTGGCGCTTTAACGTCCGCCACCTGGGAGTTACGGAGGAAGAAGCAAAGCAGATGGTGCAGGAGGCTGTTGAGGAAAGAAACGCGAATCAACCGGAGGAAAGCAGACTGTTTGGGGAGGAATAGGGAAATGACATTACAAGAATTGGCTGACATATTGACAGAAGCATGGGGCGGCATTTCTGAAAAGATGGAAAAGCTGGCAGAAGCATTACGAAAGGCATTTGATGAAGCCAATAAGAAAATCGAGGAACACAAGAGGCTTTTGCGAAGACCGCCAAAATGGTACAGCAAAGCGAATGCTCCCGCTATACTTGTGAGTAGAAGCAAGCTGTATCATTGCCGGGATAATTGTTAGAAAGCGTGATTTTATGAGAATCAACAAAACAAATGGGAATGTTGACATAAAACTGGATACAAAGCGCATTGACCGCAATATGAAAGAAGCGCAGAAGCTGTTGAACCTGGCTGTCCGGACTGACTGTGAGCCGTTGGTTCCGTTACTGAATGGGCAGCTTCGCCGGAGCGCCAATTTCCCGGAGGGAGTATATGGGGGAGTGCTGGAATACAATACGCCATATGCGCATGCGATTTACGAGGGATTCGTATTTACTCCAAACATACCGATTAAGGACAGCGAGGGAAATATTACTGGTTGGTTTTCGCCGCCAGGACAAAAGAAACAGAAGACCAACAGAAAAATGCATTTCCACGAACCTGGCACAACAGACCACTTTTTTGAAGAAGCGAAGCGTTTACATGGCGTTGAATGGATACGGCTTGTAAAAGAAACTGCCGGAAAAGATTAACTTGGTACAAATCCCTATGCAATCTATTTTATAATTATACTGTGAGGATAGCTTGACGGAGCGAAAGCGGCAATCCCTAGTCGTTTCCTCACAATTCCAAAATAGGGAGATTGCAGAAAGGGAGTGCGATTATGAGCAAAAGAATAGACATGACCGGTCGGAAATATGGGAGATTAACAATCATAGAGCTTGACCGGATAGAGAATAACCACACATTTTGGAAGTGTCGTTGCGAATGCGGAAATATCGCTATAATTGACGGGGCAAAACTGCGTAACGGTCATACAAAAAGTTGTGGTTGTTTTAAGTTGGAAAATGTACGTAGACAGAGAAAGCATAATGAGTATGAAATTTTTGACAGCTATGTAAAAGTCAAATTAAGCGATACAGAGTATATGCTTTGCGATATTGAAGATTGGGAGAAATTAAAGAAACATCACTGGTATGTTAATGCTGTTGGGTATGCCGCGGGCGGAACAAGTAAAAATGGAGTATTCCTTTTCCACAAGAAAGTGACAAATACCACAAGCGAAATCATTGACCATATCAACATGAATAAATTGGACAACAGAAAATGCAATCTGCGGATAGCGGACAAGAAAATCAATTCCATAAACAGAGGATTGCAATCAAATAATAAAACTGGATATAAGGGCGTTTACCATGATAGGCGGTATGGCACATGGAATGCAAGAGTTACTGTTGCCGGAAGAACCATTCATTTAGGCACGTTTCCAACAAAGGAAGAAGCGATTGCGGCGAGACAAGCAGGAGAAGAAAAATATTATCTTCCACAGCTTGAATCCGTGAATAAATAGTTTGGCAAATGGAAGAGGCCGGGAAAGGATAGGAGTATGAGCGATGAAGTAAGGATGTTTGCAATCATGTGTGCAAAGAACAGCATAATGCTTATGTGCTTTACATTATTAGCAATTGTGTTTAGTCATTGGTGGATTGTATTTTTTGCCGCTTTATTCTGGACATGTCCAGCAAAAGAGGGAAAATGATATGCTTAGGCCGGAATACTTTGATGGAAAAGAACAGCGCATGATGGAGCTGTATCAGCAGTTATCCGAGTTTATCCTGAAGGAAATTGCCCGGTTCCTGATTGCTGCCGGGAAGATAACTCCAACAGCTGACCGGCTGCTTCAGCGGCTCCGGCTGATGGGAGAGACGCAGGCGGAGATTGAGAAGAAGCTGCAAGTCCTGACAAAGCTTTCCAGGAAAGAGCTCCGTGCAATCCTTCAGGATGCTGTCCTGACATCGTGGGAGATCGATGCGGCTCCTTTTCGGGAGATAGGCATAAATCTATCAGACCCACTCAAAAACCCCGCTGTAATCCGAATTATGGACGCACAGTACAAGCGGAGCCAGGGGGAACTGCAGAACCTGACCAGGACTACCATGGACCAGAGCAATGTTGACCTGATGAATATGCTGAGCGAGGCGGACATGCGGGTGGCTGCCGGAGTACAGAGTTATTCCGCTGCCATAAGCGATATTCTTGACCGGTATGCCCACCGCGGGATATATGTGGACTATCCGAAGACGAACACCCGCAGGACACTGGAAGCGGCGGTGATGTGCTGTATCCGGACAAGCATGGCGCAGAGGGCTGGCCAGGTGACCATGGAATTTATCAAAGAGGCTGGGACGAACCTTATCATCACATCGGCGCACACAGGGGCCAGATTCACGGACAAAGACGAACCGGCTAATCACATGTCCTGGCAGGGGAGAGTATTCTACATAACGGATGCGGACCTGGCAGAGTTCACGGAGGTAAGGTATAAGATTGAAAGCAGCGGCGAAAGGGCCGGCGGCTCTCCGAACACCAGGAAATATCCTGATTTTCGGGAAACAACCGGCTATGGTACAGGAGAGGGCCTGGACGGATATAATTGCCGCCATTCCTTCGGGCCTTATGATGAACGCATAGGCAACCCATGGCGGGACAAGGACGGGAATCTGATAGATGGCGCCGGAAACCTGATAGACAGCGAAGAATCAAAGCAGAAGTATAAGGACTCCCAGCGGCTCCGGGCGATCGAACGCAATATCCGGGCAATAAAGCGGCAGCTGGCGGCAAAAGAGCAGTTGATGCAGGGGTCATCCAGGGAAGAACTGGAACGCCTGCAGCCGGAGAATGACAAACTGGCCTATGAACTTACTAGGGAAAATAAAAAGTATAATGACTTTGCCAAAGAGCATAACCTTACGCCGCAATATGGGCGGACGAAACTGGCTGATTTTGGCAGGGAGCAGGCAAAGCGGAGTAATGCCGGGGCGAAAAGATATGCAAATAGCCATATGGAATTGCAGGGGGATA